AACGCTTTGTATGCAGCACCCCAAGCACTCGGCGTCACCCCCAGACCGAGGTTGCCGGAGGAGTCGAGCACTAAACGCTGTGCTGCCGCGACGGATTCGTAAATTGCAAAGTTGCTGTTGCTGTCAATCCCAAGCTGATAAGTGCGGGATGTCTGAGAATTCGCCGCAATGGTGATTCCATAACCTGCCGCCCCGGTGTTAACGTGCAACTTGCTTACAGGCGAACTTGTCCCAATGCCCAACCCGGTAGAGGTCAGGCGCATTTGTTCGGCGGCGTTTATGCTCCAGACGTGCGAACTAGCGTTACTGGCAAAGTAGTTAAGTGTGGTGCTAGTGTTGAAAATAAACTGCTGCGCGGTGCCTGCCGATCCAAATAAAATCTGACCGCCAGTTGATCCGTTTATAAGAAAGTTGGCATATCCAGCCGTACCGCCAACAGCAGACGCGCCTAAAGCCAAATTCGTCCCATCAAAAGTCAGAGCACTCCCCGTGGTCAGCACCTTGCTGCCATTGAGGTAGGCCACTCCATTGGCGGTGCCAGACGAGTAGGTGAAGGTTCCCGGCGAGGCAAGAGTGATATTGCCAGAAGAATTCAGAATAAATGAATTTGCAGGCGCAGAACCACTTACCTGGAATGCGTCTGTACTACCGGCAGTACCTGCGCCTTTTACTCGGAAGGTTCCGTCTGATGAGTAACGACCGCGTTCAGCAAAACTAGTTCCGGCACCAAAAACCAAATCACCATTACTTGAGACTTCGCCAGAGGCCCCCGCAAGGCCCCCCATAATCATGGCATTAAGGCCAGAACTTATCCGATAATAAATGGCGCCACTGGAAACATTTAGGTGCAGTTTCCCGACGGGGGTAGGGGTTCCTATCCCTAGCGAACTCGTTGTGTTATCCCAAAAGAAGTTAGTGTTGTTTTGAGAATAAACACCCGAAGCACCGGCAAACACCACCGAGCCTGAAGTGAAGGCTGTAGAAGTACCAGTTCCTCCATTGGCAACAGGAAGAGTTCCCGTTACGCCAGTGCTCAGAGGCAGTCCGGTAGCGTTGGTAAGCGTAACTGCTGAGGGCGTACCGAGGTTAGGAGTGGTCAGGCTAGGCGAAGTAGCCAGTACGATACCACCAGAACCAGTAACATTCTGACCAAGAGCAGTAGCAACACCAGTGCCAAAGGCAGTGATGCCAGTACCACCATTAGCCACACCAAGAGTGCCAGTAACGCCAGTCGTTAAGGGCAAGCCAGTGGCATTGGTGAGCACAGCAGCAGACGGAGTGCCCAGGTTAGGTGTAGTCAGTGAAGGTGAGGTAGACAGAACAAAGCTACCAGAACCCGTCACAGCCTGCCCTAAAGCAGACTGCACACCAGTGCCCAGAGCAGATAAACCAGTACCTCCGTTGGCAATAGCCACCACACCAGTCACATTAGCAGCAGTACCGCTAACATTACCAGTGACATTACCAGTCAGGTTGCCAGTAAAGCCGCTAGAGGCACTAGCAGTCGTGAAAGCACCAGTTGAAGGCGTAGTAGCACCAATAGTGGTACCATTGATAGTACCACCGGTGATTGCTGCAGCATTGGCTTCTTGGTTACCCAACGAGCCAACTAGCTTGACAACAGCAGCGGAATTGTCTTTTGTATAGACTTTCTTATCCGTTACATTGACAGCTAGTTCACCCTTCACCAAGTCACCGGCAGCCGGGACAGCAGAAGCAGTGCTACTATTCTTAGTGATCAGAGTTGCCATTTAAGCTCCAAACTTGTTTTCATACCATTGTTGTAACGGGGTTGCTACATCCCTAGGAGTCTGGGGCATGTAGGCATTGTAGTATTGTTGCACCGCAGCATAGTAATCAGGGCCAAACTGCGGAGTAGTGCTTCCAAGCATCATGTCTGAAGGAGGAGTTGATACAGTTCCAGTTCCCATGTTAGACAACGCAGCACCAGCACCTGCTCCGACAAGCAAGCCAATAACCTTTAATAGATCAGAGGGCTTAAACAAAGACTTTTCATCAGCCTTTTGTGTAGGCTCTAGAGGCTTAGGAAGTTCAGCAGTTAGTCCAGTAGGCAATGCAGGAATAGCTGCAATGACTGGAGGATTAATGTAAGGAAGTAACGATTTATCTCTTGTTGAGCTTACTTCAACTTGTTGAGTTCCAGTAGGTTGTGTAACTGTTTGAGCAGCGCCAGGAATCGTAGCAGTTGTCAGTGCAGGAACTAAACTACTAATAATATTCTCAGTAGTTGTTGTCCTAGAACCAGGAACTTCTATAGATTGAGTGCCTCCAGTGACAGCAGGAAGCGTACCAGTGATCGCAGGAGCCAGAGAAGCAAGTAAATCTTGAGTTGTTACTTGAGTCTGTGGTAAGTTCTGACCTTGAATAGTTACTGACTGACTAGGAGTAGTTCCAGCCATTGTAGCAAGACTACTAACAGCAGTTGGAGCAATAGCCGGATTTAATAAACCAGTCCCTGCAATATTAACAGTCTGGCCGACTGTTGTAGGAGCTACTGAAGAAAGTGTAGAAGTTACTGCCTCAGCAGCAGTGAAGGGATCAATACCATATCCTTGAGAAATAATGTTTGTAATTTGATTCTGTGATAAACCTTGCTGAGAAAGCTGAGCAATATCATCAGCAATTGCTAATTCAGAAGCTTGCTGTGCTCCTGCTGTTTCTGCTCCTCCCATCAAACCTTGAACACCATATGCAGTTAATCCTGCAAGTGCAGCAGATTTTAACGCACTTTCAATATCTCCACCACGAGCTAAAGTAGTTCCACCTGCACCAGCCGCAGCAGCAGCAGGAGTGCTTAAAAGACCAGCACCAGCGGGGCCAAGGACAGCACCCCCAGCAGCAGCCATTAAAGCATTTACTACAGGAGTTAAATATCCTGGTTGAGCATATTCTTGTTGAGTCTGATTAAGAATTACATCTCCGGATTGGTTATAAACCTTTACACGACCATCTGATGTAAATTCTTGTGCTGTTCCATCAGGATACACATTAATAGTTCGGCCATCAGGAAGTTTAACCTGCTGCATAGTTGCAGCAGCTTCCGCCATCATAAGATTTTCTGGAGAATTAAGAAAATCGACAGCTTGCTGAATATAATCCTGAATAGCCATTATGGTTTCCTATACAATTCAAAAGTGTTAGTAGAACTCATTGTTGAGCCTGCTTCCGTTGTTATATAGACTTGATCGCCTTCTTCTAAAACAACATAAGCACCACCATCAAATCTTACATAAGATGTATGCGATAATACATAAGAATCTAAAATAAAATACTCAGTGTTAGTGCTTTTATCATACCATTTTACTGTTACAGTTTTATTGTTTCCAGAATAGTTGACAACATAACAAAGATTCCACCGAGCATAGTAACCCGTAGGAACAGTGTAAACAGTAGTCTTAGTAGCGGCTGTTAGGTTGTTACCTACGGATATTTCTCTCATTCTTCAGCGTCTTTCTTAGCAGGACGACCACGCTTAGCAGGCTCAGAAGCAACTTCTTCTTTAACTTCTTCTTCGTCAACTTGCATGTAGTCAGGATGCGTCAGCATTGCCTTAATGTCATGTTCCATTGAAAAGGAATAGACTAAACCAGAATATTTACACATGAATTTCATATCAAACCTTTCTCATAATGTAACTCGTACAGTATGAAAAAGGCCAGCCCCGAAGGGCCAGCCTCTTAAGTTACTTAGGCCGGAACAGCCAGAGCAACAGCAGCGCCATCGCGCAGTTCGCCAACGCCATACAGCACATCGGCGGTGAACAACGTACCCAGGTACTCTTGCTTGTACTGGGTTTGCGTACGGACACCAACCTGCTCCACGAGCACGCCGAAGTCACGGTGAGCCAGTAAGCAGATACGGCAAGCAGTCGTACCAGAGGTCGTGTCAGCATTGCTGGTCACGAACACGGGGATACCATACACATTACCGATTTCGCCGTTACGGATGGTGTTAGAACCACCAGCTTCACCCACGAAAGCCTGCTCGGTAAAACGAGCAATGCCCATCAGGGTGTTACGGGTAGACGGGGGAACAATCAGGAAGCGATTGTCCATCGGCACATCCTGGTCGTCCAGACGCTGGATCGAACGGCGGATAGCCGCATCGGTCAGAGCACCAAGACCAGTGTTAGCACCAGCCACATAAGCGGTGGTACCATCAGCGCCAGAGAAAGCACCGCTATAAGCATTGGTTCCACCACCGCCCTGAACACCACGGCCCAGACGGATGATGCTCGTGTCCACTTGCAGACCCAGAGCGTAACCAGCATCGTCCGTGTAGAACTGACGCAGGCTCGACAGGGCTTGAGCTTCCACGATGTCTTCGATCAGGCGCGAGTATTCCCAGTGTTGGTTAATGGAAATCTGACGCTCACCTTCCGTAGCAGCAATCAGCGTAACTTGGCTGTTAGCGGCCTTGGCAGAAGCAGAACCACGGGTCGGAGCAGGAATGTGAACGGTGTCACCCTTCTTGCCCTTGAAGTTCATCTTCTTGATGAGGTTAGCAGCAACTAAGCTGCGCTTGTAAGCCGCAACAATTTCATCGCTCCAAATTTCGGGAATAAAATTCGCAGCGGTGGTTACGGTGACTTGATCGGTACCTAAAGGCATATTAATCTCCTAAAATCAAAAGTTATTTTACACGCCCCTCCGCATACGCAGCCATTATTTCAGGTTGTAAGGCTTCGTAACGATTGGGGTCAGTCATTTTCAGCCGGATAAGGTCGGCACGGCGATAGACTTTCTTTGATGACTCACCAGTACCACCTACATCTACACTAGCAGCTTTCATGTCTTTAGCACGAACTTGCTGTCCGGTTGAGACAGTCTCATTCGTCCTAGCACCACGAATCTGTTTGAATGTAGAAATAAGTTCATCAGCAGCATTGAAGTCATACTGGGCATCAGCCAGTGCGTACATGTTAATACGCATCGGTGAGGCTTTGATCCAGTTAACAAACTCTGGGTCTTGAACCACCTGAGCAAAGTCAGGATGCTTCTTAGCCAGAGCAGCTTGCGTCTGTAACTGTTGCATCTGTCGTGCAGCTTGCTTTGCAGCAACTACATCGGGGTGATTAGCAACAGCCTTCTGAACAGCGGTCTTAGGGTCTTCAAAGAAGTCTAATTCATTTTCAACTTGCGGTGGCGCTTCTTTCTTTTGAGAGAGTTGTTGTTTCAGTAGTTCATCTGCAAGTTTGCGAACTTCACCAACCTCTTGTGCTTGACGACCAATGAGCCTTTCAGCTTCTTGGTGCATCTGCACAATTTCTTCTAAAGTCTTACCCTGGTACTTACTGGGGACTTTAGGAGCTTCCGGTTCAGCAGCCTTAGCTGCCTCTTGTTGTTCAACTGCTTCCAGTTCACTGCCCTGATTCAGTTCTTCATTGTCAATTAGAGCCATACCAAACCTTTCATCCTGCCCTTTTGGGTTTTAGGACATTATTGCATTTAGGTTCCCGCTTACTCCCCATGAGAAGCGGCCTTCTTGCGTTCTTCTTTCATCTTTTCGGCACGCACACGCTCCCAGCGTGAATACGCACCAGGAAAGGCACCAGTAATGCCTTCCAGTTTGAAGTTAGTAGCAGACATAATACGCTCTGCTTGAGTGCCGCATGAGCAGTCCACAGAGCGTACAGAATCATCTACATACTTCTCAAACACCTGCCCACAAGGGCAAGCAAATTCAAATATTCTCCGCATTTTGCAATTCCTCAAAGACTTTCTCACACATTTTCTTACGGTCGATGATCAGATCAAGAATGTCCAACTGCCCCTTGCGATACCATAGATCATTGGAGTCTTTTACAGCCGACAAGTCATCGATACTGTCTCTTAACTTCTGTAAGTCTTCTGTGAGGTCTTTCCAGCCTTGCTGGGAGAATAATGAGAATTGTTCTTCGTAATATTGCTGCAAGGATTGTTCCATTGGAGTCCTTTAGTGTTGTAAAAAAGAGACACTTATAGTGTCTATACAGTTATTATAGCAAATTCTGCTTGACTTGGGGAGGGGGCTGTGATACAATAGTTCCTCAACAATGTTAAGGAGCCTTTATGACAGTTCGCAACAAGTTAACAAAAGAAAACTTAAAAGACCTTCGTCAAATGCTTGAGAAGGGATGTGGATATACCCAATGCGCTGAATATTTTAATAATGTTGTCTCAAAACAACGAATTAAACAGATTGCAGAAAAATGGGGTATAGACTCTATGCGTATTCGTCAAAAAAAGATGGAGGAAGTCAAGCAAAAAGAGATGATAAAAAAGTGGGGACCAAAGTGGGATGATTATGAATGGAGAAAAAGTGATATTTACAAGGCAATGAGAGAAAAATTCCGCAGTAAAAAAGCGAATGCAAAAAGCCGAGGCATTGAATTTACTGTTCCATTTGGAGAACTGGAGTTTCCACAAGTATGTCCAGTTCTTGGCCTTACCATCAACTATTTTGCTGAAGGAGAAAGATTAGAAAACAGCCCTTCTTTTGATCGTATTGATGCATCTAAAGGCTATGTATCTGGAAATGTCATTATTGTCTCCTGGAGAGCCAATCGCATTAAAAACGATGGCACCCCAGAAGAACACCTTAAAATAGCACAGTTCTACAGTCGATAACTAGGCCCTCTTCGGAGGGCTTTTTTACTGTTTTCGCATCATTTGGGTCATGGCAATGCGTTCGTTGCTGTCAATGTCCTTTTCCTTCAAGGCAATCTCAGCTAAACGCACACGGCGCTCAAAGTCCTTAGACTCGTTATCCTCATTCAGATTGTTTGTTAAAGCAGCTACGAGCTTAGCCTGCGTCAACTGAGGTGTTGCCTGAGCCTCTGCAACGGCCTTAGCAGCCTCTGCTTGCTCACGCTGGGCCTTAGCCTGCAACTCAGCCACTTGAGCCTCCAGAAGAGCCATCTGAGCCTGTTGCTGCTGCATCTGAGCCTGTGCAGCCTCAGGAGAGGGCTGAGACATCTGATCCAGTGCCTGCATAAGCTCTGCACGGTTCGTAAGGCTACTGTTTTGCATAATTCCCTTGAGAATCAGAGGCAGAACAGGCGTATTCGGGCCTAAAGTCTGTAACAAACCAATCATCTGCTGCTGTTCAAACTCACGAGCCAGCACGCCAAGAGCAGCGGTAGGCACAAAGTTCATGTCAACAGACGGATAACGCTCAGGATCAAACTGCATATAACGGAATGCAGCCTTTTCGATGAACGGAATCA